TTTAAAGTTCTATATATACTATTTCCATTCGATGTGTCTTGAACTACGATACTATCTGCTTTACTAACTGACCCAGGAACAACATTACCCAACGACCCTTTTGTAGTATGAATAAACAATTGACACTTAGTATTACTTTCAGGTTGCTTACCTATAATATCATTACCAAATAGAATTTTTATACCCTTATCAGTTTTTCTAATAGTATAACCATATTCACCAGAAGGTATTAAGTACAAGCTATCGTATCTAGTCCACTCTATAGAAGCGTTATCGTTCGTATTAGCAACAATAGTATATACACCATTTATTAAACTCATACTATTGGTAATAACATCTATTTGTGCCACATCACCTTCAAATTCTATTTCTCTTTGTATGAACTCATACGATCTAACATCTCCTATGTTAAATTCTAGATCCTCGCCCGATAAACTCTCTAATTGAACAGCTCTTATGACAAACGATAAATAGTTTTTAGTTCCTTCTGTTGATATTGTATAAGGAATATTGCTTTGATCGGATGTAGGTTTATATATGTACTCCACAACTTCAGCTGATATATTACCGTTCGTCGTATTAACAGTTACTTGTATACTATTAAGAGGTATAAATACTAATTCGTTATCTGCATATAACTTGTAAGGTTTATCGGTGCTATCATTGCTTACCTTTCTACCATGTAGTATGAAGGACACTTGAGTGCTGTTAAAATCGCAGGGAATTTTTACTAATACATTACAGAACGCTGGTCTAGCCAAGTCAGCACTATAACCTAATGTTGCAGCTAAATTTACAACAGATTCTTTTTGAATCGCTTTAGTTAGAAAAAATTCTCTCCATACACTTGTATTATAAAATATTAGATTAGAAGACAACACAGATAGAACATCTATATAATATGATAAATAACTTTCTTGACTTAAATCTGTATTTTCTAACTCTAAATAATTTTTAGTATAATCAATTAATTGGGAACGTATTTTATCCCGTGAAGAAAAGATCTTAATGTTTTTCTCGTCAAACACAATTTATCTCCTATTTGAGAACTATGGTTATAGGGGGCATTTCACCTGAAAGAGCTGATTCTATTTTAGTATCATTCCACATCTTAATAAAACTATTCGCATAACTTTTTATAGCTCGAACTGGGTTTGCTAAGTTCATAGTAGTGTTAGTAATGATTTGTTTTCTATCCATTTTCTTATTAGCCGCGTCCACAACTTGTTGCATAGTCAGTTGCTCTTCGGGGGGTTTACCTTTATTAAATTTATCTATCAATGGTTGTGCTGTGGTAACCGAGAATTGTTGAGATCCCTGAGTTAAAGTATCCACCAAATCAATTTTACTTTTAGGCATATTTCTAGTAAAGAATTTTTCAAATATATCATCTAAAAAGTTATTCAATGTGGTTAATATTCTCTTTAACCAATCGGGAATTGGTGGTAACTTAACCCATTTCATACCCAATTTATCCAATATCTTTCTAGCACCTTCAGCTGATTTAACTGCTAAATCCTGAGCAACATCGTATGGTGTTTTACCCAACGCTTGAACTTTCTCACCAGGAGTTAACCCCATTGTCGCAAAATCTTTACCTCTCCATATCATAGGTAAAAATAGCCCTTCCCATATAGCAGTAACACCAACATTCACTGCGTATACCCATGGACCAACAATATCTTTGATATACGGTAATGATCCTATAAACGTTATAACGGTTTGAACTGTATTGATTACAGCCGTTCCTATAACGGTCATCGTATATCCCAATTTAGTCAACCCACCACTGAGACCAGACATACCATAGTAAAATGTCATTCTATATACATCTGCAACAGTCATAGCTACAAAATATGTATCACCATACCCACCCATTACAGCTAATGCTCTAGAAGTTTCTTTTATTATAGGTAAAAATATAAATGATATAATGCCAGATATAATATAATAAGTAAATTTTGTCGCCAGTTGCATAATAGATGTTAAAAATGGAATTTTTGCTAATGCTGGACTAGCAGCTAATCCCTTCCCTACAATATCAAAATAAAATAGAAATGCGCTACTCATAACAATTTCAAAAAAGAACATAAACAATGATACGGTTGCTACACTTATCAATCCTTTAGAAATGCTAATTGGTATATCTTGCCATGAGATTCCAAAAATGAAGCCTTTTATATAATCAAACGCATCGTTTAATGCTCGTCTTGTATATTTAACAGTCTTGCTGAAATTCCTAGTTTTATATCCCTGCACCATAGACATACCTATGGCTTTAGCGTGTTTATTTGCTATTTTTCTAAGTTTATCATATGCTTTTGCTTCATTAATTTTGTGCTTTCTTAGATCGGCACTTACTTGTTTTTTCCACGCTTTTACTTTACTTATACCACCCCCCAATTTAGATTTTATATCACCAAATAAACTTTCTAATAAAATGCCTTCGTTTAATAATTGACCTTTAACATAACATTCAGATGCGTACATAATTAACTACTCCTGGTATAGAATCCCAATTTATTATTAAACAATACTTTTAATCTCGCTGAAAGTGATTCCGCTCTCGTTTGCATATTCAATAGAAAATTTGCGTTCTCTAATAGAAATAATCTCTTTTCGTGATTATCAAATTTCCAATATGACGATATTTGCTTTTCTAACATATCTCTAGTAAAAGGTGCTACTTGTAATCTACATTGATATAATTGATAAAAGTCGCCCATATGCGCCATATTAACTTGAGTCACTACAAATAAAGGTCTGAGTTTAATAGACTTAGTCTTAAACCCATAATTCAAATCTACTACGTCCCACTCTAAAGGTTTTAATCCATATGTAGAGGGAAATGTTAATTGTGTGGGCATTGATTCAAAAGTAGACATACCATATTCATTCGATTCAGTAACAGGTTGTACTTCTTCTATAGACGATACTGGTAACAATTCCATCTTTTTCCAAACTGCACCAGAGAGAGTACCTACACCAATTTTCTCATATGTCCCCGCATATAATTTTGTGTTTTCTAATACTGAATTATCCATATCAAAAGAATAATAAGTCGCAGGATAGGCAGGGTACAACTTTTCATATATTGAATATGCAGTTGTAAAGTAATCCTGTATATAATTATATTCTCTTAACCATGGTTGCATTGATTCACCTATACTATAATAGTTAATATACTCTCATCTATATCGACATCTAATGACCGTTTAGCACTCTTATGTTCTACAGTTATGTTAATTCTAAATCCTTTTTTATTTCTAAAAAATAGAACATCGTGATTTACTTTTGTTCCTGGTTTAATTGATATATTAGATATAACGGTATCTATTTCATTAGATATTGCTTCATAAGTAATAATATCGGATGGTTCAAATAAATATTTATATATCGCAGAACCATAATTAGGATTAAAAATATAAGTTCTTCGAGGAATAAGTAACGCTGTAAGTATATGTTTTATAATAACATCTACTTCGTATATCTTTTTCCAGTCACCATAATACTCTATTTTAGATATAACGTCTTTAAGTTTATCATAACTACCAGGTATAGTTTGTAGAAATTTTTCTATGGAATATGTTGTAGCCATTAAGTCACCTATTAATATAGTTATATCTTCTAATTATTTGTCCTAGTTTTAATATAGGTGTAACGAATTTTAAATTTTTAACGAATTTTACTTTTTTTCCTAGATGCTTTAGCGTGTTCTTCCATTTTTTTCTTCTTTTCGTTTTCTAACTCTGATTTCCATTCTAAAGCATGAACCAACGTAGGATATGCCATACTCATAATATCGGTATATCCTACTTTCATAAGTTCAATTAAAGTAAATACGTTTTCTTCTAGATTTCGTTGAGATCTTCGAATATTATTAATATCAGGATCCGCTAACCATTCGAAAAAAGTGTGACGTAATGTCCACCTCGATTTTATCATCTGTTCCACACTCAGGACATTTCCAATTGGTGCTAATATCTATGGTGTATCTACCAAACTCTTTAGAGAACACATCGAAGATCTTCTTTTTATCTTTGGGGGGTAATGAGTTATATGCTTCAATTATATCTTCTCTGTCCTCAACTACCATGGGAGATGACCCTATTCTCTCCTCGAATCTTTCAATTAATAATGTTTCGTGAGCTACAGTAGATTCTTCTTTCTTCGTGAATGGTATCGTTTTAAATAAAATATCTAAGTCCCACAAAGTCGGTTGTCTTATAATAGCCACAATTTTATCAGATGTAATTAAAGGAACTTCTATTCGTTTCTGAATTATATTTTCCAGAATTGGATCTTTTTTAATTGATTCTTCTGGTTCGACATTATCGGATACTTGTTTATCATTTGCAGGTTCATCATCTATAAATTTAACAACTTTATTTTTCTTTTTTACAGATTCACCTACAATGGCTTCTTCCCTCTCAATTATGCGTTCAACATCTATATCTGTGGAATCTTTATCTACCGCTTTAGCCATCTTATATGAATCTTTAGCCGCTTTACTTACAGGATAAGGATTCATGCTGAACATTTTAGACATCATTACAGAAACTTTGGATACTTTACCACAATCGGGGTTTCTACATTCTAATTGCAAATCTCTCTTATCATCGAACGTACTAATATACACCCCATAAACCAAAGCTTCTCTATCAATAGTCGTTATATTTTTAAGAAATGAATCATATGTTTTTATATGATCGGGTTTGGTTTCCAATGCACCCCAAATAATTTTATTTAGAATATCATTAGCCTTAATACTTGTAATCATAGAATGCTTAATTTTATCTACTTCTGATACATTCAATGCCCGCGTTTCAAATTGTAATCCGGTTTGCGGTGTAATTACCGAATAAACTGGATACTGTAATGAAGAAAAACCTCTAAACAAAGCCATAATGTTATCCTTTTTAACCCTTTTAATTTGTAATGTTGATGTATGTTAACAGGGTGATGCCTAAATTAGACACCACCCTGGGATAGTCGTACACAAAGTATAACCGAAGTTACACCTCGTGTACATTTCACAACCAGTTTACATTTATTTATCCTGAATCTAATTAATAATACCAAATACCTGACTAATTACGAAAATTATGACATGCATATGGAATGTGTTATTACGATAGATTTATCCAGTACTCTATAATACACTACCAGAATCAGCATCACCATAAGTATTAACAATAGAACTAGTGTTATGAACACCACCATACGTGTTGTAATACTCATTAGCGTAACGCTGACATCTATCGGATATCGATTTTTCTTGCCACATTACATCAGCATTGAAATCTATATCGGTTTCCAACTTATCGTTTGCGGTCAAATCGTGCCCAAATTGGTCAGCCGGATCTCTCATAGGAAATATACCTGTAAATAAAAACGCGGTCGCAATTGATTTTCCATCTGGAGCCGTAGTCCAATAATACATAGAAGCTGCAAAATCAGATTTAGTAGTAGCAGTAGCGGAACCCGATCTATAGTCTCTAATTAACTTTACCCAAGCTGATATAATTCTATAAATAGGAGCACCTTGCCACTCGTTAAATCTCAACGATATCGTATTGTCGAATTCAACATTAGTTGGATATCCATACTTGATACCACCTAAACCATACATGTCTGTTTTATTAACCGTACCGCCGGGAATTGTAACTGAAGTGCACGAACTCTGAAGAGCGTTCTTCATATCAATACCACTAGAATACGGATTATCAGAATACATTTGATTTAATATCGGAATTAAATCTGGAAAATTTGTAAATCTAATAAAAAAATAACCTGTTATATATGGATCTACAGCGTCTATTGCTGAAGAACCCCATCGTCTCGTGAAAGCACCAGAACCACTTTTAATTGCGTTAAAACTATTTGGAACTACCATAATGATCACCTACTTGTATCGATTTTAAATTTATCCTAAAAATAAAAGAAAGGTAGGTATCACCATAGAAGCGGTATGGTAAAAACCACCACTATTATATATATTAAATTATAATGAATTTTAGAAAGGAAATTTAAGTGAAAGTTATATATGAAAAAAATACAATTACGAATCCTACTGAAATAAGGTATATATACGGAAAATACGGAAAACACCTCAGAACTATTGGTATTGTATACATATGTTTTACATGTAGCAAAAGTTCTACATGCTATAATTATATTGATCCTAATAATAGAAATACTGATTTTATTACTACATATTGTTCAAATTGGAGAGGAACGTATATATGAACTTGTAATGCACAACAATGAGTTAAAACTCAATACAGATTACAGTGGTAATATGTGTGACTTATTGGGTGACAATATGGTTATATCTCATAATTGTGTTTTTTGTGAAACCAAATGTAAAAGTGGTAAAAACTCTTCGGTTACTGGATATATCCTAAATACAACACAATTACGGTTCTGCTTAGAGGCAAGGTTCACAATAACATGAAACTAATATATGAAAAGGATTTATATAATGAAACTCGTTGTCGATAAAGTTATCATTAGTGATATTATTATTAGAATGTACAAATATGGTTTAGATGAAATTAGATCCACTCGCAATCCCTTAATTGATAAAATAGGGAGAACCCAAAGATATGAATTTGAATGTATCCATTGTACTGGAGATTGTGGTAAACCATCAAGTGGAAAAATACCAGAAATAATTACATCATTTTGTAACAGAATGACTATAGATGTTTATTAATCTATGAAATTGCGAGAATAATATGAAACTAGTTATAAGAGGAGAAGTAGAAAAACACATAGATTGGTTTATGGGGAATAACCTTAGTTCGTTCTGTCTTCGTTGTAATATTGGCTGTTCGGAAGTAATTCAATATATATGTTTATGTTGTCGTATATCTAACCACAAAATTTGTAGCAAACTTAAAGTACGTAAATTAGTTAAAGAAAAAATTAACTCTAGATTATTTTGCGGGAGTTGTAGAATAAAGGATTACATATTATGAAGTTGGTTATAGATGGTTATGAAACATCATCACCCAGGGGTTTTTAATGCGTCTAATTTACAAAAATAAACTACGGACTTTTAAAAGTAGATTGTCACCACACTATTTTCTATGTTTACACCCATCCTACATAAATAAATGTAAGTATTCATTTACAAATAAACGTGATTCAACTATAAGATGTAGTTATTTTGAAAACGGAAAACATTATTATGTTTACAACTGTGTCAGTCTCAACCATCAACCCAGTTTTAAACTTTGTAAATATTACAGACCAACAGTGGAGTTCATATTATGAAATTGATAATCAACAAAGAAAAAATAAATGTCAATGAAAAAACAAATCGTACGCTTTCGTGTAGCGCATACGTACCCGATGGTATTAGTAAAATATTATGGTGTTTATTATGCGAAGATGGGTGTGGTTTGGGTGACCTATCTGCATCAACGGGTACTTGTCGCCACATATCCGCCATAAAATTTTGTTTAAGAAAATTTACCATATTATGAAACTCATATATAGAAAAAAACTTATAACGAATTGCAATAGATATAACGATTTAAATGAATTATTCAACTTAGGTGAACATATATACATAATTTATTACCCATGTGTTACGTGTTCGCATACCAATAGTTGTGATTATATTTGCGGTCCACTATTCAAAAAAAGGTCATTAACTTTTTACAAATTTTGCGAGCATTTTAAAGATAAAGATATACCATGAAACTAATAATCAATAGACAAGTGATTAAAAATGAGTATTACTTAGCCTACGTGATGAGTAAAATAAACCCTACACAGAAATGCTATAGAAATTTTGTTTGTGTGTGCTGTAAAAGTTATAATGAAGAATGTAAAAATCTTTCAACTTATGCATTATCTATACATTGGCATTCTAGAGGTTGCTGGAGGCTTAATAAATGAAATTAATTTATAAAAAACATCAATTGCGTAATATAAAAGCAGGTAGTACTTTTTGGGAAGATCTAGGGTTTGATAAACTTAGAATGATCTATTACCCATGTGTTCGATGTCAACATCGTTGTATCTATAGAGATTTAAATAATATTTACGACTACTGTTCAGAATTTATATTATGTCAAGCTTTTAGGGATATATTATGAAACTAATTATAAAAAATAATATGAATTTAGATATCAACGAATGTCTAAACTTAGACATAAGTGAGATATTGAACACGTCTACCAAAAAACATACACTCTACATATGTTTATTATGCAAAACCCCATGTTTCACTGATGTGGAACAACTGAAATATTTAGATACAACATCTTATCATTTATGTATTTCACCATACACTCCCATTTTATGAATTATTTGGGGTTAGCCATAATAGACATAACCCCTGAACCATTTGCGAGGGGTCATCCAAATGGCTCCTACTCTTATATTTATCCTAGAAAGGAAACACTATGAATGCTAACGTTAATATTATAGTTAATACATTGCTACTTACAATAATGGGGTTTGCGCTATTTTCAAATGGTGTAAAAACTGCACTACAAATTACAATAATATGGGTATTGGGATCTGTAATAATAATAATTACGTATGGTTACATAAGACGTGTTATAGATATCATTATGAAAATAAAAACGACACTAAAAGAAATAGATGAGTTATACGAAAAGATAGAAAAGAGAAAGGGAATCAATAAATGAGCTATATTATGGTTGACGTTGAAGCAGACGGCCCCATCCCGGGTGACTATTCAATGATAAGTTTCGGGGCGGTTCTTGTAAACAACGATTTGGATCAAACATTTTATGGAGTATTAAGACCCATTTCAGATAAATGGGTACCAGAGGCATTAGATGTCAGTGGTTTTACGAGAGAACAAACACTAGAATTTGATGACCCACTAACAGTAATGAAACTGTTTTCAAGTTGGGTTACGACAAATAGTACTGGTCAACCTATGTTCATTGCTGATAATAATGGGTTTGACTGGCAATTCATTAATTGGTATTTTCATCACTTTACAGGTAATAACCCATTTGGGTATAGTTCCACAAACCTAGGATCGTTGTATAAAGGGCTAGTGAAAAATGTGTTTAAGAATTTTAAGCACTTACGGAAAACTAAACATACCCACAATCCTGTAGACGACGCTATTGGAAATGCAGAAGCTTTGTTGGAAATGCAGAAACTAGGATTAAATATTACATTGGTATAACTAATGAAAAATAACATACACTGGAGGTACACATGAGTAAAGAAACATACAAAAACAAATCGAAAGAAGAATTACAAGAAATATTAGATTCGGCTATGGAAAAAGTTAAACTCGTTCACATAGAACGATCTAAATTCAACAAACAACACAGTATTAAGTCCTTATCGAAAATATTCAGACTTTATTTCGACTTTAAGTAGACCAATGTGAAAATGAATCACTATTATTACCTCCCCGTGATTCATTTTTTTCAAAATTCCATTCTAATTCTATTTGTTATAAATCTATTATCTACATTTTTAGTTATAAAATACAACCAATTTACTTTACCAGTTAAATTAACAGAAGTACCTTCCTCATTTATCAATCTAGGATAATAAACAGGTGAGTAACTATTCACCAATGCTATTCCACTATCATGCCATTTTAATAAGTTTTCACTATTATATCCCTCATCAGAGTATAATACTTTTACACCATCAAAATTAACATTTTGAGTTACATAAACAAATCTATTTAAATATGAATTCCAACTTACAGACCCGTATCCAAATATATTGTGTTCTGACATTATAGAAGTATCTAATCCTCTAAATCCGGATGTCCACTGTATATCCCAATCTGGTTCTTCCGCCCAATACCAATTTTTTTTGCTTGAATCGTATGCGCTATTTCCCGAACATCTACCATTAATAATTTTTCTAGATTTATAATATTTCTGAAATGGTATTTTAGATGCAATCGACTTTCTATTTATATCCGACAATTTAGCTCGTGCTATGCACATCGTCGTTCTAGCAAAATACTTTTTAAATTCAATCTTAAACGCATCTTGTTGTTCAGGATCGGGAGGAAAATAATCAGGTAATACTATTTGATTTATAGATTGAGGATACCCATATCCAGGATAACTTAAATTTGGAATATAATTTTGATTTCTAGTATCTATCACGCGAGTATACATAACATATAGATAATCACCTATAATTATACTCCCAGAAGCAGCGACACCCCTTAACCCATAAGGTTCTTGTATCGGTATAGGATTACCCGTTATTGGATGAGTACTAAGTCCTCTTTCTAAACAAACAGTTTCGGGTTGCCAATGTTCTAACAAAGGAGTCAATCTATTTGAAGTTATCTTTGTCCACTCTTCTTCTGTTACTCCTAAATCGCTTCTATAATTTGTACCCAATCTTATGAATCTGTATGGGTGAGGTATTTCAACTATACATATTCTACCATAACATGGTAATCGAGTCATGCTTATATTACCATAATATTCATGATCTTCATCAAATCGATCTTCCGCTTGAATTATACCATAAGTTCTAGTGACATCTTCGTATTCAGAATATCCTGAACTTCCAGAATTACCTGAATATCCCGAATAACCACTTGTTGACTCATTTGTTGTGATATCAAATACGGAGTCTATATGTGATAAACTATCTAATCCAGATTGATTGAAGTATGCTAACGGTCTATTTACTCTTCTTATTCTACCTTCGGAATCTAATCTCTTGTAATTATTAAGATTAGTGAATTCTTGAGTTATCGTACTATTGCCTATATCATATGCAAATATTCCCATTCCATTAGCGTGATAATAGTCAGGACTGACTGTACAATATCTTAACCCGTTAATATAAATATATTGCTTACCATTTTTATAAACTAATACAGGCGAACCATCAGTTATATCTATACCTTCTAAATCTAGTGTGTCGTGTTGTGAGTGTTCAATTATTTGTATCATATTTGTATATCCTCTTTTATATTTATCGTACATCCATACTGGAAAACGACTATATATATGTATTAGTAATAAGTATATTTATTATTCAATAGACAGAAGGGAAGAAAATTATGTATTTATCAGGATTCAGTTTAATATTAGTAGTGTGTTCATTCGCAGCAGCAGCCGGAGTAATCTTCGGATTACTGAACGAGTTGAAGTTGAAGGACGCCCGTATAGACTTTCTGAAAGGGCGTATATACGACGTTCGGAACGGAGAGGAATTCTAATGTGGGATATATTGACAACTTCCATTATGCTATTACTTCCCGAAATATTCACTAATCCCAAAAAGTGTATTCGGGAAAATCTAGTAATCTTTGCTAGTGCTATGATTATTTGTATTATAATAGCATTGGTAGTCACTCAACTGTAATAACGAAAAAAAGTGGGCATCCGTTGGGAAAGGGAAAACGGATGCCCAATAACAAAAAGCGGGGAGATGAATCTATTTTATGTAGAATGTCAAATTGATTTGCTCAACAATACGAGTGGGTTGAAGCATAACATCGACGTGGACAGTCTTAATTTTTTTCTCATAATCAGTAGCACCAACGTCAACTGTATAACTATACAACCCTCGTTTATTCTTTATTACTCGTAAGAATTGATTGATATTGGTTGCAATTGCTTCCCAAGTATCCTCATCGTTTTGCTCGAATAAGTAATAACGACAGAACTGTTCCAATGCTCTCTGAACGTATAATACTAATCTTACAATATTCAGATCTTGCAATGCTGTAGTTCTAGCCTGTGAAGTCAACTGACCAAATACCATATCACCTTCGTTAAATCTTACGATTGGGTTCAACTGTTTTAGATACATACTGTCTCGTTGATTTAATGTTGGGTTGAACCTAAACTCTTTAATTTCATTTATTAACGCTCGATTAGGACCAGCGGGTGCATACCAAATCTCACTTTCATTATCACTTCTAGGAATAACTTTAGCCAAGTGATAAGTGGGCGATAACCAAATATCTCTACCAGTAAACGCATCATATACTTTAGTAAATGGCTCATAGATAGATGCGTACTTAGTATTAATACTAGGAGTAAGCGTTCTAGCCAAAGCACCGGAACTGGCACTACCAACCGTTGAGTTGTCACCGTTGTCGATAATAGCAACACAATCACCACGATTTTCAGCTAACTGAACCGCGGCACTCTTAATTGCAGAACTAGAACTATAAGCACCATAACACTCAAACAACAAAGAAAAGTAATAATTTTCAGTGTCTAATACTTGATCAACATCTAACGTAGAAGAGTCGTTACTAGTTAAAGTACCAGTATAGCACTGAGTTATCAATTGAGAAGCTATCGAATTATTAGGTTGATTGATAGAAATATCGCTGAATAAGTCACCATCAGTACCATTTGCAAATACAGTAGTAAGTAAAGACCAATCAGTACCACTATTAGTTCCAGAAGCACAACGCAATTCGTTAGCATAACATCTAAAATATCTGGAATACGAATTGATAATTGTTTCGACCCATAAAGAAGAACCATCGTTGTCTAACGCGTTTGGTTTAAATGACACTTCAAATGTTTCTACTATCTGATATTGATTAGTAGAAGTAGAATCTGTCATGTCCATAGCATCTCTGGTTTCTTGTTTTTGATAAATCTTCAAAACATACTTCTGATCATCTGCCCAATTAGCAGTTGGAATTCTAGTATCCTGTTGAATTTCTAATTTAAAATCGTTGTAATATGCGCCTCTTCCAACGGCATAAAATATAATTGCTGGATTCCCTGTGCTATCTAAAGCAGTACTGGCTGTATCGACTCCAACTTGAGTTCTTATTTCACTTAAATAATTGAGCGTACCAATCGAAGTTCTAGGATCTCCGTTAGTATCTAAAGCAATATAAGAATACCCAGAGTTTTCAGGCATAACTCTAATAACATACAACGAATCGGATTCCTCTAAAAAGTTGTTTGCTACATATGGACCTTGCGACCAAACTCTACCTGCGTACGTAATATCCGGGTCACCAAAATCAACCAAAAAATCGGTTCGATTAGTTAGAACCATTTGGTTATCAGGACCCTTTTTACAAATAATAGGTATAAAACCAATTGTACTAGGAACACTCCTAACGTATTCCGACAAATCTACAATTTTGGTAAATACACCTGGAGACACATGTTGTGAAGATGATGCCATAATAATCCTCCTAAAAAAACCCTAACTAAAGAGTTATACTTTTTATTAATTTATCCTCAAAAAAAAATATAAGTATTATATATATTAAATATTGTTAAGATTTAAGTTGACTAAAAAAGTAAAGAAAGGGTAAAATAATGAAAGCGATATCGCTGCAAAATTTGCGACACCCAATATTTACACGAGGAATAGAAATAGAGGGGTCGACAAATCGACATATCTCCTTGGGAATTCCCCCGGACCAAGTTTGGATTATTATGTCCAATAATAATCTGCCGCTCATTCATAAGAATGTTTTGAAGACGACATCGATTAACACGACGAATTTGGGAACCAAGACCAAGCATGTCTTGGTGAGAGAAAACAAAAACGCAGAAGATTACGGAGACGTAATCTTAAAATGGAAACTTCTTCTACCTTACCAAGGAAGTTTTGGGGTAGAGAACGGAGCGGAGTTTATTATTAACTCCAAAAAATATCGAGAGGGGGATAATTCATTCGTTGATTTATTATTAACAATGAAGAATCACGATTACATCGCGTTGATAAGAAAATACAATCGCAAGATTCACGGAGACAAACCCGATTCGATTGTAGAATTATCTTATCACGATGGGGTGCTGTCACACGGATATGAGGACGAATTCACCACTTACCCCGTATTCAACACAACAACAACGACCGCACCCAATAATGCTTCAAACACGGTCGTACACGAAGCATTATCGGCGGCCGCGGAACCCACCATCGACGTAAAAGTCGAAGTGGTAGAAAACGAAGAAAAGGAGATATCCCATGCACAGTAACATGATATATCACACCCACTATACGAATGGGTTAAATAAATTCATTCGGGAAATAACATCTGCACGGGAAATTGAGATGGCCAGGGCAAAAGAGTATATCCCACCCATACCCGTAGGATTATTGAATCATGGGATATACCCGGACAAAAAAATACTCAATTCCCTTACCGCAAACCCCGCACTCGATGTGATCCCGGGAATGGGGATTATGACCGAAGTAGAACCTTCGGGTGTAATCGAATTGGAACTGATCGGACATCTTTCCAAAAAAGAGCGAGTGTCACTAGAAAAACTAGTGTTCTCGCATAGAGAGACATGGGTATTGTCTTTATTGGAGTGTTTGTGTGATAAAGGATACCCCATCCGATCAGTAGAGATGCTTGAGAACAGATGTAATCTACCGTTATGGGCGATCCCCATAACCAACATAATTCAGGAAATCGCTTTAGTGAACGATTTTGAAAACGTTAATTACGAAGCGTTCTTCAAAGCTCACCTGAGCGAGTTTGTCAAGAAAAACCCACAGCCGTTTCCAAAGATTTCAGAAGTATTACAGTTGTTAAACCGTAATACACGAAAAGCTGCTGTGTTACATGATAACACAGATGAACAGGATATGTTCATATTTGAAAACATATCCACGCTGATAGGAAACGGAATAAAAGAGTTGTGGGTGAGCGGAACAGGAACGCGGGGTTGGCTGGTTGATAAGTTGAAAGAAAAGCATTCCGACCAGCTGACTTTCACAAGCGTGCAACCAGTACACGTCTAGTCTACCGAAGTTTTAAAATTAAAGGCCCCATTGATCGGGGCCTTTTTTTATTTCCAATATTTCTAGAAATATATATACCAATAAAATACTAATTCTCTAGTGTTAGTTTTACGAATAGTTGGAAATGTAACTCTAGCGAACATTTCCATAACAGTAGGTACAGGTGAAACTACTTTACTATTAGAAACAAATAACCCAGCCTCGTTAATATCCTGATAATATTCGTAACCAGAATAACCAGACTGACCGTTATCATCATTTGCTTCTGTAGCGGTAAGTGTAGTTGTTATCTTAGCAACTAAATAGTTATCATATCCCGAATAACTAGTAACTTCATCATCAGCTTGATATGTAATAGAATCGAACGTATGATATTCTTTACCACTCACAGTCACATAATCCGATCCAGATCCTATAACACCATGTGTTGCCAACGCTCTATCTTGTAACGTGGGCGAAGTAGGAGTTAGAGGATTAGATGGTGCGGCTCCTGTCCCAATAGCAAACCAAGCTAGATCATACGTAGACCAATTAGAAAACCCAGACTGAGACATATCCTCATCAAATGCTTTCTGCATGAGCCAGTTTCTACCATGATATACTATCAAGTTAGTATTTTTTTGTAGCAAATATAACTTCTTATCTGTACCTTCGATTTTTCTTTCATACACCTCTACTCTACCAAACGGTCTTTTTGGTTTACGTGGTGAATTACCAAACGTATCCGCAAGGTTTGCATACTGACTGTCCTTAAATGTTAATTCTTCACTATACATTATAATTTCCTCCTAAGAAATTTTACAATTCTATTAACTCTATTGTTATACTATCGGAAACCGTAGATGAATCGAAATTACCTTGATCACCAGGGCATTGATCCCCGAACACCAAATTAAATGTTTCATAATATGTATCAACGTGTCTCAAGTTATCTATTTCTCTGATAGTTTCTTTCAATAATACTTCTATTTCGTCTTTTAATCCTAAATCAAAATAATAAAAAGGATCTTCTCCTCTTCGATGAATATAGTCTATAAAAGTTTCTCCTATTTGCATATTAAGCAAATCGGTTACCGAATTCGTATCAGTAAAAGATTCAGATAAATCGTATGATAAAATATCAGATAAAACAATGCTATGTCCCAATGGATCTACAATTCCAAAATTAGTTGTCATGTCTACAAGTCTGGCACGATATGGTTTAAAATAATTAACCACATCTTTAAGTGTATCCTGTATAGGAACAGCCAATATTAGATAAGTAAATGGTACATCTAATATCTTAACATTCTCCATCATATGTCTTTCAAAATCTAACAACATTAATCGTAAAACTTCTAGATTATCTTTGAACGACACAAGGTTGTCTATATCACCTTTAAATATACCATTCATAGCCTCTAGGAACGTTCCACTGTTAACTTGAGCTGCGATAACGTGCGCGGAATAATCACTGGTAGAATCAGATAAATATAAACTTCCTGAGAATTTAGATTGTCGTTGAGATAATAATGTATCTCTCATACTTCTAGTAGTAGGTCTTATGGTTACTTTAGACCATTCTGATTGTACTCGCTCGAATACAGAACTAGAATCTATAACATTATCCTTTATATTTGTATATCCGCTATATCCAGAAATACCTGAATACCCAGAATACGATTGTGTAGACCCTTTATCAAATGGGGCATATCTACCATCATAATATACATATTTATTATCAGTAGTACTAGGATTTCCTGAATTAAACAAATAGTTTATTGCTAATAAAACTTCTAACATAGAGTACATGTGTCTATAATTAGTAAGTATTATATCTTGTTTTAGTGTACCGGTTCTATTTGATAATAATAAAGTAGTAGGTAATTCTAATCCCAGATTTATCCAATTTATTCCATTATAAACCCAATGAGTGTTAGTTACAGAATTAAATACACAATCGTTTTTAGTGGGTATACTTAAAGTCCAAACACCAGAAGCATAGTCAGCATAATAATCAGATCTTTGTGAAAATTCACCCATAGGTGTACTACCTATCAGATAAGAATACCCACTCACTTTAGAGGGATAATCTGGGTCGTTCACAATACCATGAATAGTACCTTTATATTTCAATACATATTCTACCCAAAACTGATATGACTCGTCTACCCATCGTTGTAATATAGCTATTCCAGGAGTTAATCTTTCTGTATCTAACGTAGTATGTACAGATATAAATGGAGTAATTGATGGCAATGAAATAGGAGAATTAGCATAAGATGAGGTAAGATCCGCTTCTGTTTGAAACCAAAACTCATCAGCGATTTGATCGAACTGTCTTTCTAGAATATAATCAGAATTGCTTCTATATTCTCTAGGAAAAATAGGTTTAGATTTAAAATAAAAATCACCCGAGGTTGGGTTTCTATGCAGCCACCATTCCGATACTATTACATTTAATAATCCAAAATGTCCTAATGCTTTAGAAAATACATCTGGTGTACCTTTTCGCTTCTGATAATCAATTAACGAATATAAAAACCCAACTTTTGTACTTTTGGATATAATTTTACCGGGATAAGGAAATCCATATCCTTTAATTAATTCGTCTAATTCCTCATTTGTTAAATAATAAGGATCTATTGCTTTACGCATAGAAGAAACTAACGATCTATTTGAAGCATACCAATCTATCATAAATCGTCTTAATCTTCTATGGTCTAAAGAAAAGTGAGCGTATTGATCTACAATTGATTCAAAAAACTTAGTGACTAATTTTTGATCTGATAAAGCACTCGTAGCTAAAACTGGGTCTATTTTATATATTCTATCAATTAATATGTTAAGATCATCTAAGTCGTCCGCATCGGTTGTATAGTCACCAGACAACCTTAATAAATCTAATAACTTAAAAAATAGATTAACTCTATCGTTACTAAAGTTATCATTAAGAAATTTTACGTAATCGAAATTAGTCACATTACACCTCGGTATAATAATCCGCTATCATAACATCATCTTCAACAACACTTAACCCAGTACTGTTCCAATCTATAAGTACAGTTAAGTTAGTAGTATCGATTAAGTTATATTGAGAATCCGTTAATAGATTACCATTCAAAAACACATAAAACTCAGCCGTACTATATGGCGTTTCTAATGTCTCCCACTGTTTAGATAACACTATATCTTCATCTATTTCCTGAAGATCTCGCTGAGGTCGGAGAATAATAGTAGAACCAGAAACAATTATAGAACTATTTTTCATTTTCTTATGTGCTTCATTTATTACAAACAATTCAAATAAATTTTCTAATAAATTACCACTCTCAGATATAAGATCGGAAACGTTAAGTGTTTGATACTCGTCTTGTGTCATGAAATTAAGATATTGATATATCAACTTAGATAATCTACCTTCTAAATCAGTATATTCTATATCGGTTAAATCTACTGTGTTGGTAGATCTATACGTTAATAATTTATTTAACAAGGATATATTCTCTTCGGTTAATAATAGTATATTAGTTCCCGCAGTAGAATCGGACAAGTAATATTTTGTAGTTGTACCAGACGATCTCAGTCTATCTTTTATAGGTCTAGAAAATATGGATAACTCTTGTTCTACAAATCTATAATTATAATAATAATGGCTATATGCCACGTTAAACATCATAGCGAATATGGAATCAGTACTTAAATTATCAATGTTTTCTACTTCAGGTTTAGGAACATCATAAACGGTTATTTCTCCCCTATCTTCCCAATACTTATTGAAATAGTAATCTAATTCCGGTAAATATTCTCTAGTCATGGTATTCCCTATATCCTAGATCTGATACAAAATATCTGGTGTCTTTATCTATTATGGTGTAAACATACTTTTCATCTATTAGTAAGTTCAATGTTTCTAATAACTTATGTTTATCGGACACATCAAAATCATTCAGGCTAAGTCCTCTAACCCCTCTAGAATGCCAATGTATTAATATATTCATAATGGTATCGTTCATATATTATATATATTAAACTATAATGTCTTTTGAATTTGTCCTAGTTTAGTTAAGGGAAGGAATGAGTACTATAATGAAACTTGTATTTAATGGAGAAATTTTAACCGTTGAACCCAAAATGCATACACTGAAGTTTGTAATTATGGAGTGGGATTGCATCGTATGTAACGACGATACTTGTCTAGATAATATGTGCAAATATAGAGAATCGGAATGCACTACAAACTTGTTTGTATTATGCCCCAAATTTAAGTTGAGGATGTGTTTTTGATGGTGAAAAATGAAACTTGTATTTAATGGAAAAGATATGACCTCCACAGTGGAAAAAGTTAACATTGATTATAGTAGTGGTTATGAAAGTAGGAGTATTAGTCATATATTAGCCCGAAAGGTCAACAATACGACAATCGGATATAAATGTGTTGCGTGTACCAAAAAATGCGGTCGGTCAATTGAACGTCAATCTCTAGAATGGAAGGCCGATGTGGAATACGTATGCAGTAGATTTAGAATGGATTCGTTTTGAAAGTTTTACCTTTGATTCAAAGGAATATTAACGTAAAAAAGGATAGTGAAAATGAATATTGAAATCGATTATCAAAAAGTGAAAGCCTTATACCTGGAAGCAATAACGGAGTTGATGAACAACCAGCTGAGAAATAGCAGATCGATTCAAAAAAAAAAGTAACCCCTGGATTTATGGAAATTAACATATGAAACTAGTACACAACGGCAACGTCGTAGCATCACCAAATAAATCAACAGATACAGTGGAATATAATACTAATAATACATATATAGAAACGTATTTCAAACTTGTTGGGATTGAATCCATTGTAGACTTTCCAAATAACAAGTATGTATACTATAACTGTATATGTTGTGGTTTTATGTGTGATGACGCAAGAACGGTTGACGAAGGCCCGGATCGCAACCCTGCGTTCTATTGCGAAAAAATGGTTTTAAATATAATATGAAAGAAAAAGTTAAGAACCGGATATGAAACTACTTTATGAGAAAACCCCAATTAAAATAACGACTATAACTCAGAAAGGGTAATGAAAGATGAACATAATTATACAGTTTGAACTCGCGGAAAAAGAATTTCCCGCGTCGGTAACATATTTGAAAGGTGAATTACTTCGCTCCAAATCAAAAGAAAAATATAACGAATTACACAAGTTCACTTGGACATTATCTGTAGATAGTATCTCATATTTAACAGACGAGTTTAAAGAAAACCCCACTGTACACAGGTACAATCATCTTTTGAAATTTACTGACTTACCAGGGCATCTAACCATGAAGTCAAACAGATACACACACTCGTCATCGTGTAGAATCAAGGGTGAAATGTTAGAACTGTTTAGACTTGAAGTGACCAATGAACTTAAAGATCA